GAAAATGGGAAAATAAGTATTTTGTTCAAATCTATATAGACAGATTTAAAAGTATTTATATGAATATAAATCCTAAATCAACAGCAGGTAGTAGAAAATTATTAAATAAAATTAAGAAAAAAAAAATAAAATCAAGAGAATTGGCATTTATGAACCATCAAGAATTAAATCCTAAAATGTGGAAAGAATTAATTGAAGCAAAAATTAAAAGGGATAAAAATTTAACAGAAATTGATATGTCTGCGGCAACTGATGAGTTCCATTGTAGTAAATGTAAAAAAAATTTATGTACATACTATCAACTACAAACAAGATCAGCAGATGAACCAATGACGACATTTGTTACTTGTTTAAGTTGTGGAAATAACTGGAAATTCTAAATAAAAAATAAATATGATTATAAAATATTTATTTTTTATATAATGAGTGTTACTAACGTGAGTATAATAAATAAAGCTCTATCAAATAATATAGAATTTTCTATTTCTACCTCTAGTCAAAATGCGAAATTATATAGATATGGAAAACAAAAGGGGGGTTTTGATATTAGTGGAACATTATTATCGGGTTTGATTATAGACAATGATAAAATTACGTACAGCGATTATGATATTAGTATGAATCATAATTACAAATACCAAATAGTATTTGAAAATATTTATAATGTATATTGTTATTCATTTAAAGGACATATACAAAACGGAACAATAAATTATATATATAATGATAACAGTTTTTCTTTAACTTGGAATAATCCCCATAATCAAGATAATTTAGACAATAATACAAATTATATTTATGATATTTTTATTAAAGCAAATCCAATACCAAATTCTTGGCCAATTGATGGTATAGTTCATTTTCAAACTCAACCCCCAATGGCTGGAAATAGAGTTAATGTCGGTGTATCATATAATATAAAATCAAATTATACAACAGATATTTCAAACCAAACAAGAATTTTTGAGAAAGATACAAAGTATTCATTTTATATATCACCAAGATATTCTCTACCCAACCAATCTAATAATTTCACACATGGTTACAGTAAAATAAGATTACCAAGATATATAGGAAGATATAATCTATTCCCACATAATATAAGTAATTTTAAAGAAAGTTCTTCATATAATAATCATAAAATATCGTTTTCTTGGGATAATATAGTTTTTGACGATTTGATTACTTATGAGATAGTGTTGAGAAAAAAAGACAACGACGACATCTTTAATTTAGTAGAAGGTTTTTCAGAAAATACAACGAATAATAGTTATACATTAGATAATAGTATGTTTAAATATAGCCCCGGTGATTATAGTATTAACATTTCAGCAAATTTATCGTCATATATTCAAACAACAAGTGAAACTTTATATTTTAATATTCCCAAAACACCAATAAATTTAACGGTAATTTTAGATAATGAAATTATAAAGTTAAATTGGGGTAGTTTTCAATATGCGTCATACTATAAAATAACTATTAAAAGAATAGATAAAGATGGAAATTTAGAGAATGAATTATATTTTTATACAACTGATAACAGTAAAAATTTTAATATAGATTCAAATGACCAAGTAGAATTAAAATTTTCAGTATCATATAGTGAAGAAGGTTTACTACCCACCGACAGCAATTGGCCATATGGTAATAATTTTTTGACGAATAGACAAATAGCAGGAGTACCAACATTACCAACGGAAGGAACGTATGTCGCGATGACCCCAGTGGGAACGTTGAATATATAAATATATAGTTAATATATATTGATAATGAGTGAAGGTGAAAGTAATGAATCAACTATAACAATAGGATATGATACAATTTCTAGTTTAAATGGAAATGTAAAAAAAAAATCAGATAATAATTATTATTTAAGTTTAACTTGGAATAATGTAATAAATCCATCACCCGAAAATATAACTATAAAATATATTATTTCCTATTTTGATAAAGTTTATGAAACTACAAATAATTATTTTGATGTGCCTATTAATTATGGAACTCAAGAAATACACGAAATAACAGGAAGAGTAATAACAATATTACAATGTGTATATATTGAAACAAGATTTGTTTATGATGGCGGATATTATTCAAATAATGAAAATAAGTTTTGTTTCTGTCCTCCAGTAGATCCAAAATGTAGAAAACAAGGAACAACAAAAATTATGTCTGATAAAAAACAAGTAGGTTCAACAAAAATAAGATATGCGAGTGCTATTAAAAATAAAAATGGATCAACGGGATTTAACAGTTTTTCGGGAAATAATTGTAGAACAATTCAACAATGGAATTCATTAAATCTATTTTCACATAGCAATGGATGTTATAACAAATAATTATAAGATTTGGAAATAATTGATGAAATATAATATAAATAATATATATTATATTTAAATGACTTCAGCATTAAACAATGTCCCTAAATTTACTATAAAAAATGGAAATAACACTCAACATCCAGTAGGACCTAATGGTTATAATAAATGGAGAAAAATGTGTAAAAATGTAGATAAAATTACACTTGGAACTTCAAATACACATTTACCGTGGATGTCTCTTTATAAAACTCATAAAGATTTATTAAAAATAGATTTAGTAACTACAGTGGGTTATGAAGTAAAAAATAATAGTATTGGGCCCGCACAATTTATGAGAGGATTTCCATTAATGTTACAAGGCCCAGCTAGTCAATTTAATGACGCAAGTAATATTTTACCTAACCACTGGGAATATAATTGGCCTTTTTATAAAAATAATGTAGAAAAATTTACAGAAGACTTATCCACGATTGTGCCTGTGAGTAATTGGTTAAATAATGCTAATGGAAATTCTCAGGTAATAACAGATTTTAATGATCAAAATAGAAGAAATTTATTAATATTGGATTTATCAGAATATTATTTACATAACAATACTGACCAACATATTATTGGTGATGAGGATTATGATGAAATAAATAAAAAAAAGAGGCCAAATTATTTAGTAATTAGATTAGATACGGCAATAGAAGAAAGTTGTTTTCACAAAGACTGTATACTTGGAAAAGCAAGAGATGATTTAATGGTATTTAATTATGTGTATAGCGGATATGTAATTTCTCCATATGATTTTATGGCTAATTTTACAACTGATTATTTAAGAAGTGTTAAAGACAATAAACAATATTATATAAATAGAGATATCCCTTATGAAATTTCTCCAGCACCAAAAGAAGATATAAAAGATACAATACAATTAATGAATAATAAAGGGAAATGGGAGGACGCTTTTGTTCCTCTTCCGGGACAAAGTAAGACAGTATCAAGGGGGCAAGATAAATTAATTTCACCATTTCGTTATAATTTCCATTTATTTCCCAGTCAATTAGAAGTTTTCGATTTTTTGAATGTAGAGGGTGAAATTATATTAAACGCAGATGTAAGTAATAATCCACTAGGTCCTGCTGTAGATGTATACGACAACTCTATATCCTTCAATCAATCAAGGTTTAATACAATAGAATCGACTTTATCGAATGATTTGGGACCACACAAACCAGAAAATGCCGAGTGGAATTATCACATAGAAAATCTAATATGGTGTAGTCTTTCATCTTGTAGACATACTTTATACGCCAAACGCAAAATAGAAAAACAATTATATATTGGAAATTATTTGAATATAAACGAAGTTGAATATGATGAAAATGGTAATTACTTGTCGGAAAATGAAATAGAAAAGGATTCATCTGGAAACATAACTTCAGCTCATGAAAACTCAAATTACATGCCTACATTTAAAAAAGCAAGTGGTAGTATAATAAGAGAATTTTCGGCACTAGGCGCTATGGTGGGATTAAATGAAGTAAATATGCCCCGCAAAACATTAACACCTTATTATAAAGTAAAACAACGTTATAATGATTATGCGTTTAATTGGAATGATAATAGTAAAGGGTGGTCTACATTAAATATTAGTGGAATAGACGAGTCTACAAATAAAATAGATGTTAATAATTGTACTGTGGTAGAATATAGAAATTTAGTAGAATTTAAAGATAATATGTCTATACAATACACATTTGATGAAAATAAAAAGACAACATTTGTAACAAGTATTAATCCTGAGATTAACGAATGGAAAGGAGGTATTAAATTAGATAACAATAGTATTAAAGCGTGTGATGCTAACGGAGTTCAATTATCAGGTAATGATTTACGTCTATTAGACAATGGATTAAGTAATGAACATTTTAAAGTAGAATGGAGTGGTACAGATTTAGGTGCTAATACATCAAAATATGGTTATTTAATAGATGTTGCTAGTGGTTCTCATGTGGTAGACGGTGATGATATCATTATTAATACAAATGGAGGAGATAGTTTTTTAAAAGGAACACTAGATATAGATAAAGATAAATTTAAGATAATAAGTCGCGTTTTTCAAATAAGATTAGATAAACTAAAAGAAGATAAAACATTAAATATTGAAGGAAATAAAACCATAAATTTTAATATAGATAGTAATGGAGTTGACGTAGCAATATATAGTTATCCTATTAATTATAATGATAGTTGTCCTTTATTTGGTTACTTAAATTTTATTGGTATTAGAAGTACAGAATTATTAGGAAACGCACAAAATTATTTAACCATAAGGAATGTATTTCGACAATTAGAACCAAATAACTTGAACGATTTTCGTATAGAAACTAGACAGCCATATTTTACTATTGATAATGTAGAAGGGTTTAAATCAGCGTACATATCATCTTCAAAACTAATATATAATTCTAATATATTTTACTCCCGTACAAATTTTTCTTTATCAAACGTTATATTATCAACATTGGATACTGACCCATTAAATATAGATTATAACTCTATTGATGAGATTTTATTTAAAAATACTTCTCCAAATATAAATTGGAGAAATCCATATAGCAACGGACTAGAAATAACTAACATATCTAAAAATAAAATTAATACAGTAAATAATGATAAAGGAATAAAACTAATATTATTTTCAACAAATATAAAATTATTTATTACTTCTTTGATAGGTAAATCAAGTACAAATGAAAGAACATTAGATTCTGCTAAAAATGTAATTAACAAAAGCATTGAATTAAATAATAATTTAATAATGGAGTATATTGATTCAGATAGTATATACCAAAAAAACATTAAATTTAATTTTCTGCAGTATAATAATATAAATTTTTGTTGTTCACAGGGGGATTTATTTTTGAGTGATTTTTGGAAATGGTCTCAACCATTAGTAACTTGTGAAGAACCAGAGCAAAGGTACGATGGTCCACCAAATACTATAGTAAATAGAAACTTAAATAAACGTTATAATGTTTATAATTGGGATGATACAGATGATATAGCTGTTGTTGATAATATTTATAATAATGGAGTTCATAATCCACAATTTGCATTTGAAAATCAATCTTTAATAAATTTTATAGTAGAATTATCATCTATATCAATTAATTACAGTCATGTTTTAGTAAATACGTGGTCGGGAGCGAAAATCGGAAATAAATTTCAAAGTATAGGATTAAGAAGTTTTTCAGATTCAGATGGTAATTTTATAAAAGACTCAAATCCTGTTTTTAAAATAACAATATTAGGTGGAGATCAAATAACTCCAACAATATCAGAAACACCCGCAATATTTGATATTAATGTGAATTCTAAATTTAATTTTGCTACAGATCTAAATCCAGATGATGAAGCAGGAAATTCAAAAGCACCAAGCAATATTAATGAAGAAAATGAAACATTAATTAATTTTACAAACGCACCATTTACAGAGTCTCAAGAGAAAAAGGGATGGTTTGCTGAAACAGGATTTAATGAAAATAGAAATGGTATATTTAGAAATGAAGATGGAGATATTAAACCATATAATACAATAGATTTTTCGTCAAATATTATATCACAATCACCGACAAATTTATTATTAACAAATAGTTCTGGGAATTCTATATCTGGTAGATTTTCAAATGAGGAACAAGAATTTCCATTAGAATTGTTATTTTGTTATCCTTATGATATTTCAGAACTATCCGAAATACCTAAACCGGATGGTTATATTACTATCCACAATAATTCAGATAATACAACAACATCTATATCATTTCCTGATACTTTTAAAGGACATAAAAGATTTTCAAATATATATGCGATATCTTTAACGGGTTCATCTAGTTATAATGGTAATCAAAATTTTGAAGGTAGATTAGTATTTCCAGAAAATATAATAATAAATTGTGTAGAATTACCACCACCTATTCAGGTAAATCGTTCTAGTGATATGTTGTCTTCAAATAATAACAGTGTTAAAATAGTTTGGAAAGGATATAATTTTTCAAAACCATCAGGTGACTTTAGAAGTAAATATGGAGACACAGGAGATATAATATGGAAAATAGAGAGAACACAGACACAATTGGGAATAAAAAAATCAATATTCGAGGGAAAAATTGTTCCGGATAATAACAATTATAGTTTATCAACATATACATTTATTGATGATTCAATTAGAATATATGATAAATATATTTATACAATAATAGGAACATACGAATATAAATTTAAACGTGTATATGTAAATTCAAATAGTAATGTTTTATCTTTAAATTTTGGTAGTTTTAATACAGATGAAATACTAATATGTAAGGATAATAAATTTGAATATGGTCGTTATAATACAACATCAACTAATTTAAAATTATTCCGACCGTTGCTTATAACAAAAGATGGTGGTCAAGTTGATGAGCAAGGAAACAGAACAGCTGGAGGACTATGTATCGGAAATATTTTTGGGGGTACTAGTAAAATTAGTTCTTCACAAAATATTTATGCCAATACAACAAATACATTAACAAAAAAACAAACATATGTATTATTGTCTAAACAACAATATAAACCATTTCGTTAAAAAAATTTTATATTTAAAATCTTTTTAACTATTCTAACATATTTAAATCACTTACCTTCCAATATTCACTAACACCATTTGGTAGTGGTCTTTTAATAATAAACGGAATTTTTTTTTGATTTAATTCCATTAATGCGATAGTATGTCCGTCTATAATATTTGGCGTAACTTTAACAAATATAGACGAGCCATTATTAATTTGTTTTGCTCTTTGTCCTAAGATTTTTGCCCTTTCAAATTTAGTTAAATATGGAAATGTTTTATGTAATGGATCTATAATAACTCCGTTTTTATTTCTTGTAATTTTAGACAAGGAAAGAAGTTCGGCATAATTAATTTGCTTTAGTTCGGGATGATAGCTTAATAAATAATCTCTTGAAATATCATTTTCTAACTTTTTAAATTCTTCACCATCATCACTTTCATCTCCATCATCATCGCCATCATCATCTGTGATTTCATTTAATTTTTCTTCTTCTTCTTCTTCTTCTTCTTCTTTTTCTTCTTTAATACCATCATCTACCATTTTCTGTTGTTCTGTAGATAGTTCAAATTTTAAGTTTGTTGAGTTATCAGGTTCGTCCATATTGAATTTTTGATATGGACCTTCTGGTGATTCAGGATTTACAGGTGTTAAATCATCTTCGTGGATCTCATATGGGGTATTGTCGTCTTGTCCTTCTTCTACATTCTGTTGTTCAATTAGATATTTTCCATTATCATTTATAGCCTTTACGATATAAATAGGTTGAACTTCTTTATCACTTTTAAAATTTAGCATATCAATAACAAGATCTCCTACTTTAAATTTAGAGTTTTTATCATCATCTTCAATAACTTCAGTATTTATTTTTATAACGGGACTATCTTGTCCTTCTTGATCTTCCAACTGTTGTTCAACATCAACTTCTTCTAAAACACTACTCATCTTATATTAATATATTAAAAAATATTTAATATAATTTCAATTTTAATTATTTAGTTTGTGTATTCCATACAGTATCACAAACTCCACATAAATATACAAATTTCATATTAGCATCATCGTATCTAATATAAATAATTTCCTTTTCTTGTTCAGGAACTTCTGTTCCGTCTTTTTGTTCTATCATGTGTCTTGATTTACAATTATCATTTGGACAATCTATGGTGGTAATACGAGGTAATGTTGGATCTAATTTAGTATATTTATTAATAACATCCTTATAATTCATTTGTGTATTAATTTCTGTTTTACTTACAAATAAGTTATTCAAATTATTAACTAAAGTTTTATCTTTATTGCCGCAGTTTCTACAATAGTAAATTAATTTATTCTGATCCTGGTCAAATAGAGTTAAATAATACATGTTACCACAGTTTGGACAGAAATGCATAGTTATATATTTCTATTATATTAGAATTTATTTAATTCAATTTTGAAACAATAGTTTTGAATGTATCCATTAACATTTTATAATCTGTATTACAATTAAGTCCATAAATAGAAGTACAGAAACTACCATTAAATTTTTTATTATCTATTAATTCTTGTATATATTTTACAATATTATCATTATTCTTATTAATAAATTTTTTATAAAATGGAAAAAACCAAGATAAATGAATAGGACAATCTTGAAGATTTAATCCTGATTTAATAGTATTTATAATAGAATGTTCTACATTTCTGTAAGTAATAATTTTATTATATGGTAAAAAAGAATTATGTGTTTCTTTAATTCCTGGTTCATTTAAGAGAGGTTTATTGTGGAATAAAGTTACTAAAATTAGTAGAATAGAAGTGATAGTTTGACAGGAAGTCCACCCTTCCCCTCTCCACGTATTTAATACAGACAAACATACTTTACCATTTCGATATAAATTAGGATGAAATCGTGTGCTACCATCATTAGTTAAGTACGTTAGTTTTGGAGGACTAACAGGATAATTGGTAGGAAATTTAAATTTAAACATATAAGCACCATATCTATAAATAGTATCTGCTGGACCAAATACAACAGCATATCCTTTTAACATATCCGAATCATCGTGTGTGTAATAAATCCCATGTTCAGTAAGAGGATTTTTAATTATTTGGATTATATCCTTTTGTAAGCGTTTTCTTGAATCTCTAGACATAACCTTGATTTTCTCGTTTTTATGAGACATATAACATAAAATATTTAGTAATGTTTAAATTAATCTAATATATTAATTAATTTACGACCAATTATGTAGTTACTAATAAGTATTTATAATTATATAGATATTAAAATTGATTTAGAAAATATAATCTAGATTATATCCATAAAATGAGTGGTGTTCAAAATCAAAATTACTTGGGGTTGAATGATTTCTTAATAAAACATAAAAAAAAAGATGGACAAGATTATACTCATACGAGAATAGGAAATATGGACATGGGTATTTATGCAGGTTCTTATTGTATTCCAGATGAAGAATTGGCTACATTTTGGAAAATATATTATAAAGATGTATTTGTTAATAAAAAGAAAGAATATTTAACAGAGCGCCAAGATAGGATAAACGGTGGTCCTTTATTAGTTGATATTGATATGAGATTTAAAGAAGATGTTACTACTAGAAAATTTAATATAAATCATTTATCAGATATTTTAGAATTATATGGCGATGCTATTCAAGATGTAATAAAAAGCGATGAAGAGTATAATTTTAAGGCATATGTCTTTCAAAAACCGAATGTAGTTTCTAAGAAAGGTAAGGAAACAAAAGATGGGATACATATTGTATTTGGTCTTAGTATGCATCATTCAATACAGTTAATTATCAGGGATGTAGTAATGAATTTGGAGGAGACAGAACGACAGATATTTACAGACTTGGAATGTGTAAACAGTGTAAATGATATATTTGACGAATGTATATCTATTGGACGCAATAATTGGCAAGTTTGGGGAAGTGGAAAGCCGGGTTGTGATATATATAAACTAGTAAGTATTTGGAATTATAAAATTGTTGGAGATGAAGTATATATGGAACAGGAGGTAAATGCTATTAATAAAGAAGTAAATATTGAAGAATTACTTCCAATTGTAAGTGCTAAAAATAAAAATTTCATAGTTAAAAACAAAGTTGAAGATCAATATTCAGACAGATTAAAGGAAAAATTAAAGGCAACTCAAGTAAAAAAGACAAAAAAGAAGAAAAGAACAGCTAAAAATAGTAATCAAACAACTCTTCTTAATAATGCAATGTTGAATTCTAATTTGATTATACCTTCTAATAAAGAAGAACTTGATAATATGATAAAGAGTTTACATTGTTCATTGGATATTAAAGAAGTAAAAATAGAAGAATTACATAATCTTACAATGATATTGGATGAAAGATGGTATGATCCTTATAAACAATGGTTAGAAATAGGATGGGCATTACATAATACAGACCCACAATTATTATTTTGGACATGGGTTAGCTTTTCATCTAAAAGTGAAAAATTTGACTTTAATGAAATTCCAAAAATGTGGGAAATGTGGAATTGTGATTTTAAAGATGAAGGTATTACTTTTAGAACGATTCATTATTATGTAAAAAACAACTTTCCAGATAAATATAAACAAATTCAAGGAGGTTGTTCAGATAAATTAATTACAGAATGTGGAAAAAGTAAAGGTTCAGATACTGATCTTGCTATTCTTACACATCATTTATTCAAAGAATTATTTGCGTGTGTAGGTATTAAAAGTCAAAAATGGTATAGATTTCAAAATCACAGATGGGTAGAAGATGATAATGGAACATCTTTAAGAAGAAATTTAAGTGATAAGATTAACCATCTATTTACAGCAAGATCATTGGAAGAAAAAGTAAAGGCAGCAGAGGATGATGTTAATGAAGCAGAAAAAGCAAAACATATAGATAATAGTGCTGAATTTGTTCGAATTGCTATAAAATTAAAAATGGCTGCCCAAAAAAATAATATTATGAAAGAATGTTCAGAGCGCTTCTGGGACGAAGAACTTGAAGAGAAGTTGGATAGTAATCAATATCTTCTTGGATTTAAAAATGGAGTTTATGATTTTAAGCAGAAAAAATTTAGAGACGGTCTAGCCGAGGATTATATATCTCTTAGCACAGGAACATCATATAAACCTTATGATTCCAGTGATGAAAAACAAAAAAAAATTAAAGAAGAAATAGATGACTTCTTCTTTAAAATATTTCCTAATGAAGATTTAAGGAGATATATGTGGGATCATGCTGCGTGTTCTTTACTTGGAATTAACAAACACCAGTCATTTAATGTTTATACAGGAGGTGGTGGTAATGGAAAATCAAAATTTGTTGATTTAATGAATTTAACTTTGGGTTCTTATTCTGATAAATGTAGTATTAGTCTCATCACACAAAAAAGAAAAGGTATTGGTGGACCTACTCCCGAGATTGCTAAGTTGAAGGGAAAACGGTATGTAAGTATGGATGAGCCAAGTAAAGGTGATGAATTAAATGAAGGTATTATGAAACAACTTACAGGTGGTGATGAAATTGAAGGAAGAGGTATGTATGAAAAAAAAATGGTTAAATTCATTCCACAGTTTAATTTAGTTTGTAGCACAAATAATCCATTTGAAATTAAATCAAATGATCAAGGAACTTGGAGAAGAATAAAAAATGTCCCTTATAATGCTGAGTTTGTTGACCCAGAAGTTATGACTGAAAGAATAAATTCGGGATTGACTAATGATCCAGAAAATCCAATTTATTTAAAAGATTATGATTTAGATAATAAAATGAAAGAGTGGGTACAAGTATTTACATCTTTATTAATTGAAAGGTGTAATATAAACGAGGGGCAAGTAAAAGATTGTGATATTATATTGGCTTCTACAAAAGGATATAGACAGAAACAAGACTTTTATAGTCTATTCTGTAATGAAAATGTAGCCAAAGCAGGACCTAAAGATAAAATCAAGAAGGGTGAAATTAGAGATAGATTTAATGAATGGTATCAAAATGAATATAGTGCTAAGCCTCCAAAGGCTCAAGAATTGTATGATTATTTGGACAAGTTTTGTGGTAAATATAAAAAGAATGGGTGGTATCATTATAAAATTGTATACGATACTTATGATAGTGAGAGTGATGAAGAGGAAGAGTTTTCATAATTGAATATCAATAATTATTAAACATTTTTTTTTATTTAAACACAAAATTAATTATATATTTACATGTTTAATTCAAAAAATTATTGGAATGCTAGATATTTAAAGGGTGGTAATTCTGGAAAAGGTAGTTATAATAATAATGCTTTATTTAAAGCAGAAATTTTAAATAAATTTATTAAAAATAATAATATTAAAACATTAATAGATTTTGGAGTTGGTGATGGAAATCAATTAAAATATATAGATACGCAAAATTTAAAATATATAGGTATTGATATTTCTGAATTTATTATTTCAAAATGTAAAATTTTATTTGAACATGACCCATCAAAAACTTTTTTATTAGACACAGAGTTTGATAAAAAAACTAAATCTGATTTAGTTATTAGTTGTGATGTTATATATCATTTAATCGAAGATGATGTTTATAAAAAATATATGACAGACTTGTTTTCTATGAGTAAAAAATATGTTTTGGTATACTCTAGAGACCAAGATTTAAATTTAGCTACACATGTAAAATTTAGAAAATTTTCTAGGTATATTAAAAATAATTTTCCAAATTGGGAATTAATACAACATATACCTAATAAGTATCCTCAAATAAATCTATATGGAAATAATAATAATTGTTCTCCTTGTGATTTTTATATTTATGAAAAAAATACTAAATTTGTACAATTAATACAAAATTGGAAAAAATATATAGAATCTAATCTTATACCTATTATAAAAAATTTAAATGTAAGATTAGAAGGAAATATTTATTCTTCGCACCATTCTTTAAAGGATACTAGCATACATCTTTCAAACAAAAGATCTAATATTTATAATTTATTAAAACAAGTTAATCCTAGTAATATTCTTGAAATTGGTTTTAATGCTGGATTTAGTACATTACTAATGAAGATGATAAGTCCAAATAGTAATATTACTTGTGTTGATCTAAATTATCATAAATATGTAATACCTTGTTGGAATAAAATTAATAAAGATTATGATAATTTAAGATTTATTCCAGGAAGTTCATATGATGTAGGTCTTCCATTATTAATTAAAGAAAATAAAAAATATGACGTGATCCACATAGATGGAGATCATAGTATACAAGGAGCAATTAAAGATTTTGATTTATGTCTACAATTGTGTCATGATAAGACAATTATAATATTTGATGATACAAATCTTAGTCATTTAAATAATCTATGCAACGAGTATATAAAAAGAAATTTGGTTTCTCCATACAAATTAAATAATTTTAAAAATACACAAATTTATAAACATACATTTTTACAAGTAGTTAAAAAAATACCTATATACGTTTCATTAACTAGTATATTTCAAAATCAAGATTTATTGATTAAAACATTAAAATCAATAAAAAATCAAACATTAAAACCTGATAAAATATTATGCTATTTATCAGAAGAGCCGTTTTTACTTGATGAAGGCTTTACTAATAAAAATATAACAAATTTAGAGCTTAAAAATTTTATAAATGAAAATAAAGAATTTGAAATAGTTTGGGTAAAAAATAACGGTTCATATAGAAAATTATTACCACTATTAAAAGAAAAATGGAATGAAGACTGTATAATAATATCAATTGATGATGATGCCGTATATAATGAAAATCTAGTAAAAAATTTAGTAAAAGCTCACAATAAATATAATTGTGTTGTTGGTTTTAGAGGATTTACACCAAAACTTGATGAAATCAAAGATTTTGACTATCTGAAAAGAGATAATATAAAACAGAAACATTTATATAATTTTCTAACAGGTCTTGGAAGTATATTGTATAAACCTAATTTTTTTCACAAAACAGGAAATATAATTTTTAATGAATCTATATATTTAAAATATTGTAATAAACAAGATGATATATGGTTTTATATATTAAGAATAATGAATAAAATAGATGCTGTTATAATTTCTGATAATTGGTGTATTAAAAATTTAAACCAAGAAATGAATAGACCAAGTTTATACAAAAACTTTAATAGTAAAAATAACAATAATACTACTTCTTTTAAAACAGTTTGGAACTTACTAAATTAAATATTTTTCTCTCCAAAAAATGAAAAATGAAAAATATTTATTTATATTATAAATATGTTTTGTAAAAAATCATGTCTTATTGCCGGAGCATTTATAGTAGCATCCATATTTGTATGCTTGCGTGTTGATAAACAAGCCTTAAATCAACCTTTAATGGAATTATTAGACGATGAAAATAAACAACGTTATAGAATGATAGCAAATGAACGTAAAACTATATATTTCAAAGGGTTCGCTCTTGGATTTATTTTATCATTATTAGCACTTTATATTTTAAACAATAATAATTTTTTTAAGGTAACTAAATTAACTAACACTTGTTTTGTTTTAGCAACATCATTTATTGTTAATTATTTCTTTTATATTTTACATCCAAAAAGTGATTACATGGTTCTCCATTTAGATGATGAAGACCAAAGAAAAGCGTGGTTAGAAATATATAGAACTATGCAGTATAATTATCACTTAGGTTTTGGTCTCGGTTTGATTGGAATGATGTTCGTTGGTCGTTCTTATTGTCGTTAACTTTTTTTTTCTTCTCCTTCTTGTTCTTTTATTTTTTCGCCTTCGAGTTTTTCTAAATTTTTTATTTCGTGTTTTTCTTCTTTTAATATGAATACGTCCACCACTCCTTGGTGTTTTTTTAGGACTTCCCGATAAAAAATATTTGTCTAAACGTTTGCATTTATTATTATAATCAACTAATTCAGGTATATTCATTGCCCAAAAAGGTTTAGGTGGTTTATATGCTTTTTGAAAATTCATTAATATAATTAAAGTAAAAATTATATTAATATAAACTTATTCAGGTTGTAAAACTTTCTTAAAAGGTAAGTTGGAGAGAAAATTAAAAACAAAAAATAAAGAAACAATAACAATAAAAAAAATGAAAAACAAATTATTAATACTTGCGTGTTTAATTTTAGAAAAAGCAAGTTCATAAATTTTATGAGTAAGAAATGGAGCAACAATAATTAGTATAATAAACGGATAATACGAAGCATTATGAAATTGTTTTTTGTATAAGAATAAGAAAATGGAAATGCCTGTTAAAATCCAATAAAAGTAAAACATTGTATTATTAAATCCATCTACAACACTACTATTATAATCATAATAATATGCTAATCTATCATTGGTATATTTTTTAGCATTTGTATTTTCTTTTTTTTGTTTTAAGTCTTCAATATTTGTTGAATGATAATCATATAGGTCATTAATATTATTACTGTAATACTCTTGAGTTTTATAATAACTTATTTTTGCCTTAATTCCTTGTACAAGAGGATTAATAAGTGTTTTATTCCAATCATCTACTTCATTTTGTGCTTTAGCCTTATATTCAGTTTCTATATAATTATTGTAATATTGAGAGCCCTTGGTTGGATCTTCTAAATAATAGGATTTTTTAAGCTCCTTAATCTGGTCAGGTCCATGATTATATGTATTTTGAGCGTTATTTAATTGTGTTCTTAACCTATCTACCTTTTTTTTCTTTTGACAGTCAGCATCACAAATATTCATATTATTCATATTATTAATAATCGCATCTACTTGTTTTAATTGGTCTGTTGGCATTTTTGATATATAATTATTAGATTTTAAATTAAAGAATGAAATTGTTCAATTCCAATTGGCTGACTAGGATTAACAACTGAGAAACTTTCAGCGCCTTCGCCAGAACTTTCACCTGAACCTTCTTCTACTTGTAAAGCAGCTCTAAGTTTACCAGTATTTTCCACTTTATCCTTAATACCTAGTAATGCGTCTTTGCTTTTTTGTACTGAGCTTGAAATATCATCACACGCGTTAGAAAACATTTTACCCCAACTCCATTCTTCTGTATCTTTTCCACTATTACCACAATCTCCATTAGGACAACCTTTCTTCCCCCAACGATATTTATTATAGTTATAATTTGTTTTTCCCCAATTATCCAATAGTCTTCCAGCAATGGTAACTATAGTTGCTACAATTACAAGACATATTAAACCAACACCAACAGTGGCTGGAAACCAAGGTTGTTTCATTAATATAACAATTAATAAAGTAGCTAAAGCACCATAAGCAATAATTTTAAGTATATTTTTATGAGATTTATATCTATCATATTCATAATCTGTAAGTTCAACAAGGCGTTTTTTATTTTTTCTTTCATCTTCTAATGCTCGTAATTCAGTTTTAGCATTTGTAAGTTCATTATCTATAACCTTAACCATAGTAATTTGGTCTGCTAAGTTATTTCGACTATTAGATGTTTCGGATTGTCCATCTTGATACATATTTTTTAATTGATTAAATAATCCAAGTCTCATAGTACTAAGTTCATCTAACCTTGTTTTAATAACAGCAGATTTCTGTAAATCTCCACTAGAAGACTTATTTAAACTTTGTAGATTATTAAACATATATTTTTCTATTTCTTGAAGTTTTTGAATATCCTTAATAGTATTTTGATGTTTTGTATTTAGTTTACCTGGTTGTTCTTCTAAAAACTGATTTTTTGCCGATTGAGATAAATCAGCACTATCCGGATTTTGTTGGATATTTGACGATTGAAATTGAACCATTATATATATATATAATCATCTATAAAATTATTTTTTCAATCTATCAAGAGTAACTAATACTAGCAAAATTGCTAAAGAGCCCCAAATACCCATTTGAAACATTTGATTTTTTTCTTTCAAATAAATATCTTCAACTTGCGCATCCATGGTAACATTACCATACTTTTTAGTATCTTGTAGTTGTGAATAAATAGTACTATATTCATCAAGAGAATTTTGCAGATCCGTTCTTTTAGAAATCATTTCCATATCTAACTTACCATTTATTGTATTAAATTTATTAATTTTTTTGAAAATATCATCGGCTTTTTCTATCAATTTTTTATTTTTGAGAGAAAGTTGCTCATATTGTTTATATAAATTAGAATTGGTTGATTCACCGGCATTAGGAGCTGTTTTACACGCACTAGTAAAAAATGTAGCATTTGACCCACTTGATCCAAAAGCAGAAGCAATTTCATCGCAACTTTTAATATTTTTACCTCTTACTTTTGCGGAAGGAGGTCCACCCCCTCCGCCACCACATACACAACATCCCTTACGAAGAGTAACATTATTACTATCAGCTCTATTTATATCATCAACATAACTATCTTGACCTAATACAACTTTACCATCTATACACTTTCCAGCCGTTGCTATATCACAAGTTTCTCCTCCAATTCTTGATTTTGTAAACGTATTTTCACATTTACTTACATAAGGCCCTTTTATATCACATCCAGCGCTACAGGCCTGTCTCCCATCACTGTATCTACTACTATCAATAGGGTATTTAGTTAAACAATCCGACTTACATTTTTCTACTTGTTCTACAGATTTGTAATAACTTTCCATAAATAATTTATAATCCTGACCATAAGATGATAATTGTTTGTTATAATCAGTCTCCATTTTTTTTAATATATTTAATTCATCCTTTGATAAGTTTTTAAGTTTATTTTCAGAATTAGTCCATGATTTCATAGACGTAGACATTGTTTCCATTAATTTACTTCTAGATAATCTGTTAATGTCGTTTTTTCTTTTTTGGAGAAGTAACATACCTTGCTGTAATTCATTAATAGGTTTATTATTATGTTTTTTTATATTTTTTGTATTACTATTATCTAAAGCAGATGTTATTGATTGTAATAGTTTGCTAAAAACCATATTATCTAATATATATAGATAAAAAAGTTATAATTTATTTACTGACTTGAATATTTATAAATAGCAAATCCAAAAGTTCCAGTAATAACTGCCCAAATAAAATATTTAAAATTAGCGGAACCCGTATCTAGTAATAATTCATTTGTTTCAGCACTGAGAGTTAAATTTGAAGTTCTTAATTTTTTAATTTTTTGTTTTTCCTTGTCTAATTTCATATATTTATCCATTAGAGCCTTTTTTTGATTAGAAATTTCAGTATCTAATTTTTTATCTTCACCTTCTAATTTAGTTACAAGATCTTTCATACTTCTAATTGAAGACATTAACTTTCCATTTAAATTTACCAAAGTAACATAAGTTCCACCTTTCAAATTCGCAACTTCACAATTATCGCTATTTTCTAACATAGGACCTGAAGGTATAGCATTAAACTGTTCACTAGTTAAATCCTTAACGGCATCTGGACAAGAAGAATGTTTATTTCTAAAATCTCTATAAATATGTTTATATCCTAAATTGTCTAACCAAGCTACACTTCCCCCTGCGTCATTAATATTTATACCCCCATTCATACACATTTCACCAATACCCATATTTGGACCTCTTGATAGCTTACTAAAAACATCTGCACCTACTGTTTTAACAGGGTCAGAACAACTGTTTTTATTTCTACCTTCCCAAGAATCCGCTTCAAATTTTCTAACCACTCCTTGAGAATTTACATAAAATTTATTTATTGTATTACCGTCATTATAATTAATAACTTTATTTTTGATATCACTTGCTATATCATTTTGTCTTGTTACCAATTCTTCTAAATACTTCTTATATGTTTGTGTATATTTGGTCATATCTGTATTAAATTGTGCTTCTAAAGCACTTAATTGATTTAATTCAGATAAATTTTTAGCCTCTAATGGATTATCTACAGGAATCTGTGTTGAGAATGTTTCTTGAACAGTCGAATAATTAAATTGTTTTTTTAAATTATTAACAATATTTAACTTTCCACTAGATATTAATGCTAAATTTTTTGTTTTTGTTTTTTTTCTATGATTTTTTATATATTTTTTAAACATTTTTCCTTGATTTAAATCAGCCATATATATAAACTATTAATAGAAAACAAATTTAATTATTGTTTTAATTGTTTATATATAAAAAAAGTTAGTGTAGATATGGATAATACATAAAAAGAAGCTTGTATATAAGTTTCACTATTATAATTATATTTGTCTGTTCTTAATCTATCTGAAGCAATATTAATATTCATTTCATTTATTAGCTCTTGTTTATTATTTCCTATCTTAGACTTTAAATTTTTTATTTTATTATCTACATTACTTAAATCTGTATTCAATCCGTCTGTAGCGCCTGTTAATTTAGCATCTAAAGCTTTATATTTACCATATGTATTTGCTAAATTAGACATAGCTTGTGAATTAACATTACTTGTTTTGTCTAATTCACTTTCTGCTTTTGTATTTATATATGTGGTGCTAAACGAATTCCAAATTAAGTTTAACGAATCTAATTCTTCTTGAAATGCTTTACTCATATATATAATTATAACAATTTAATTACATAATCTATAATATTTTGTTGTTAAAGAGGTTGGACTGGACCTAGTTATTTCTGCTACTTGCCCAGGTCTTAACCCAATAGCATTTGCTACTGGGTCAAATCTGGATATTTCTGGCCATTGGTTATCTTTTGTTATATTATAGAACTTTTCAACCTCTGTTTTTTCTGTTTCAGATATAATTCTGTGTTCAGGAACCAAAGAATGATCTAAAATATTATACAAATAATTGTGAATATTATAAATATTAACAAAATATTTGTCATTTTTATATGTCATGTCTAATAGATTAATTAATGTATCATTTGGCTTGTCTTTACCTACTATAATTAAACTATCAGTTGGTTTAATTAATTCATCAACATTATAAATATCTTCAATATAATCTTGTGTATGTGTTTTACTGATTTTAGTTTTCAAATGATATTTAAAATACAACTTTTCATCTGTTTCTGGATTGGTTAAAATCATATCTAAATTACAAGTTCCGTATAATGTGGAAATTTCAGGAATATTAAAATCTTTATAATCATCTGTATTAAATCCTCTTCTTTCTGCTAAGTCTAATAGAACTTTTCTAGATCTAAAAATTTTAGATATAGTTTGAGAGTTAGTTGCTTTTGATATCTTAACCATTATATAATATATTATTAATAGTTTTATATTTATTTCAATTTTAAAATATAAAACTTAAACTATTTTTTTTTTGTCTCCACTTCCTTGTCCATCTTCCTCATCTTCACCTTCATCTTTATCATTTTCAATTGAAGATAACCTTTCTAATCCCTTATTATCGACTTCTCTTTTATCAAGAGAACTAATCCTATTTAATATTTTTTCACCTTTACTATTTTCACCTTCATCTGTAGTTTCACGTTCATAAATTAAATCAGGACTTGGTGTATTAGATAATGGTGGTCTCTCTAAATAATTAGGAGCATTTCTATCATCTTCATATGTTTTTGAATCACTATCATAATCTTCTTCTTCTAATTCATCACCAAAATCTCTAAATCCAGTATTATAATCTCTAAAACCGGTATTTTCTGGAATATTATCATCAATAGGAGTTAATGATAATGGAGACATTGATACAGGTTCTGGAGTAAATGGATTATAATCCGGTGATTTTGGACCATAGCTGGGTGATTTTGGAGGTGTTTCTAATTCATCCATATCCGAATCTCTATACTTACCAGAATATTCACCATCTATAGCCATAGTAATATATTTCATTTCTTCATCGTCAAATTCAATAATCTTATAAGTTGTTCTGGGTTCAGGGTCACCTTCAAACATTACTAAATCGCCAGGATTAAACCTATATTGACTTTTACGTGGATCTATTACTTCCTCTTGATCAAAAGGACGTAAATTTTGATTCATTTCATCATCATAAGGTTTATTATATAAATTACTTTCATCTGGAAAATAATTATTATCATTAGAAAGAGGTTGAGCAGAAGGGGTTTTTTCTAATAGTTTATCTAACATATCCAGATGATTAGCATTTATAAATGTTTGTCTTTTTGATTCTATATCATTATCTTTCGTTTTCTCTGCTACTTCTTCAAGATTATTAAATCCTAATATTTTAATATCATCTCCCGCTGTTAAACTTGTTAACTGTTCAACATTATCTTCCGTTATAATTCTCATTTGACAGTTCATAGCTTGTAATTCTTGAATAAGCAATTTAAACGCATAAGGTACCTTAACAATACTAAAATCTCTACCATATTTACTTACATTTACAATATTCATATTATCGTCTATGTTTGAAACAAATTTTAATGGTCCATCTGCCATAGGACTTAAGAAAATATTTTTACTTTCATTATAAATTGATACACATCCTGTTTTATTACAAACAGCCATTTCATATTGGTCACCCCTTACCATCATTGATTCTTTAATAAAATTACTCATACCGTGTGCGATTAAACAATCACGGTCCATTTCGCCTATTCTTAGACCACCATCATTTGCCCTACCTTGAACAGTTTGCCTGGTTAATACGGTTCTTGGTCCTCTAGCCCTATAATTTATTTTGTCTTTGGGCATATGTTTAAGTCGTAAATAAAATGTAGGACCAAAATAAATTTCGGTTTCTAATTGTTCACCCGTCATACCATTATATAATATTTCACATCCTGAGGAATGATATCCAAATTTTGTTAATGATTTTCCAAGTTCTTTATGTTTTGAACCTTTATTAACAAATGCGGTACAATCTCCAAAAGCACCTATATTTACACCTACTTTACTTGTAATACATTCAACTAAATGTCCTATAGTCATACGTGAAGGCATAGCGTGTGGATTAACTATAATATCAGGTTTTATTCCTTCGGCTGTTGTTGGCATATCTGCTTCGTCAAGTATAATACCGATTGTTCCTTTTTGCCCTGCTCTTGAACAAAATTTATCACCAATCTGTGGTATGCGCTCAGAACGTATTTTTACCTTAGCAATTCTTTTACCCTCTTCACCTGTAGTCATAAAAGAATGATCTACAACACCTACCTGTCCTTTTTTTGTTTTAATTGAATTATCAACATAAATTCCTGGATTTAAAATACTGTTTGTTCCCATTCCTATAACAACCGTTTTTTCACCAACTTTTGTTCCTTCTTTTATTAAACCAGATTTAGGATCTAAATGACTATAATCATATCCTTCCTTCGTTTCTAATACATTATCATTATTTGTATCCATAAATTTTGTTTCTATTTTCATTCCCATCATACTATCAGTTTCTTCATGGGCTTTATATGTATTATAGTAAGTTGTTCTAAAAATACCACGTTCTAATGCTCCTCTATTAACTATAACAGCATCTTCTACATTATATCCTGTATGACACATAATAGCAACGATAGCATTTTCCCCATAATTATGTTCTTCATTTGTTATATATTTTAAGTATCTACTTTTTGTTAATGGAGTTTGTCCGTTATTTAAAACATATGAAGTTTTATCTAATCTTACCTGGTAATTTGTACTGTAATTAGATACACCTTGTTTTGCTTGTCCACAAGAAAAAGCATCTCGAGGATATGGATTGTTTTCAGGAAAAATAACCTGATTAGCCATAATACTCAAAATAAGAGAAGGATGTATTTCCATATGTGTAACCCGATTAGAAAAATAATCTTCCGGTTTTAAACTACTATGAGCAAGTATCATTGTTTCTGCTTCAGACGTATCAATATATTCAAGAACAGAGGCATTTACCAACATAGATTCTTGTGTGGCCTTGTTTAAACTAATATTACAATCTGTTTCAAGTAAATTCTTTTTTTTAGAAAATCCCTTTGTAAGATTATCCCAATTAATAGAATTATCTGTAATTTTTTCTTTTAAAATGTCTCTATTCCAACTTTCTATACCATTCATAATGTAATATAATGGTCTAACAGGTCTTCCCGAATCTGTTCGTATAATAATTTCATTTTTTTTTATATTAAATCCTATACTTGTAAAAATATCTATCATATTGTTTCTACGATGTAATCTCATTAACTTAATTATATCAATTGGTTCATTTGTAGCACCTATCCATGCCCCATTGATAAAAATTTTAGTAGTATTTTTTAAATATTCTATTGAACACTCATCTAATAACTTAACTCCTCTATTTGGTAGCTTACGGAAATATTCTATATATGGTAGCCCTGAACATCCCTTGGTAATAATAGTAGAAATAGATAAATGTTTATGTAATCCAACATTACCACCATCAGGTGAGTGTAAAGGACATAGATAACCGTATTGTGTTCCGTTAAGAAGTCTAGGTGCTATCATTTTTCCACCTGTTCCCATATTTAGATTAGTCTTTCTTAACTGACATATAAATCCAAAATAAGTTAATCTATTTAATTCTTGAGAAACTCCAGGCATTTTTGTATGGGGATGAGCCCCCCAATTTCCCTTAAAAGCTTTTTTAAATCCTGTTTCAACTATTCTATCCTTAAAATAATGGTTCCTATTTGATGTTACAAATTGGATAAAATCTTCATTTTGATATTTATCCAACGTATTGTTATACAAATATTCCTTATCCATCTTTAAATAAATATTATCTTGTTGAAGTTTAAAATATTCCTTAAATAAATCTTTTATTAAAGCACCTGATGTTACAAATCTTTTATATCTATAATTATCTCTACTTGTTGGTTTTTGTGCTCCAACAGAAACAGCCAATAAGTTTTTAACCATATAACCCAAATACAATGCTTTTGACTTGAAATTTAATTCACCTATATGGGGCAAAAAGAAATTCATCAAAATGTGAAGAACATGATTTACAGTATATCCTTTTGTAAATTGTTTTATATATTCCAAAGCAGCATTTTGTGTAAATATAGTACTAGCATCATGGACACACGGAATAAAAAGGTCAATATAACTTTCATATTTTTCTAGGTCCAATAAACAATGTCTAATAATTTCTTTGTCTGATATAACCCCCAAAGCTCTAAACACCAAAAATAAAGGTATAGCTTTTCTAACTTGAGGTATATTAACAACTATTTGTTTATTTGTAATAGAAGGTTGTTCTCTAATCATTCTTACTGAAAGAGTTCGAGCTGGCTTACTTACATCTTCTGAAACAGATCGAATTTCTGAAGCAAATGAATATTTGTCTCCCGGATCTTTTAATACATATAACATATTATCAGCACGTGTTTCCTGTGTTACTATTGCCTTTTCACTACCATCAATTATAAAGTAACCTCCTCTATCATTTTTACATTCACCCATATTAAAACGGGCTTCCCGATTTAACCCATTTAATAAACATAATTTTGATTGTAACATTATTGGAAAACGTCCTAAATAAATTTTTTCTAACGTTTCTGTATGCTCCAAAACTCGAAATTTATTTTTTTTACTTGAACCATCTTCCTTATCAATTAATATTTTAAATTTAATATCAACGTCATAATGTATTGTAAATCCATAAGTCATATTTCTTAAACGTGCTTCATTTGGATACATGTAATGTTCTCTTGTTTCATCTTCATTTTCATCATAAATAATTGGCTTACCATAATATATTTTATCTGTATTTATTCCTCCAAAATAAATTTCACATTCAAGTTTATAATCATCAACGTCTTTATCGTATTCTTTAAAAAATCTTAAAGGACTATTATTCTTAAATACTTCATGTAATCCTGAAGAGAAAAATTGATTATATGAGTCAATATGATGCTTTACAATCATATTTGGATTATCTTTAAACATCGTGTCTATTATTTTCCATGATATATCATTCGAATTCATATATATATATAATCATTAGCATATTTTTTTAAAATATTAATCAATTAATATTATTAATCAATTAATATACAAGTATATACAATTTACATATGCTTTAAACTAATAATTAAAAGCCCAATTAAAACAAACATAGCAATAAATGGTAATAAAACAAATAACCAACTTATTTTACTATATCCCTTTTTACATAATAAATTAAGTAGATAAGTCCATATCAAAACATATGAAACTTCAAACATAATATAAACCGCATTGTTTACTGGGGATTCTGCTTTCATTAATCCACAAGCAAAGGAATTGGGGTTTCCAATATTTTGATAACAACTTGATAACACGGCTAATGTAGATAATCCTAAATATAACTGAGCTGGTGAGCATAATGAATTAAATAATTTATAAGCGTTCATATATTATTTAATAATATTTTAATTAGTTATCCAAATTAAAACCTGCTGCTTGTGTTGTTGCCGAGTCATAAAAATCAGGAACATTACTTGAATTATGAGACGAAGGAACTGGTTTTAATAATTCGGGTTGGTGTGTTGGATCTGCCTTCATTTCAGGTTTATTTCCAGCATATAAATGTTTCGTATTTAATGCGGCGTTCGTTCCTTTATAATATGATAATAATCCATCGCCTAAACCCCAATTATCCAAGAAAAAACCCCCTTTCATTCCTTTACGACCTTTTTTACGACTTTTACGACCTCCTTTTTTATTGTAGTTCATAGGAACAGGTTTGTAAGGATGTTTTACATTTCTATTTAAACTCATTGGATCCGGTAACGTTTTATTAGAAATACCGTAACCAGTCATTAACTTACCTATATTCGTAGGCATATCACATCCAAATCCACTACACGCAGGATTAACTAATAAACCTTTTCCAGAACCACCTTTCATATTTCTTCTTTTTGTTTTCTTCTTTTTTCTACGTTTTCGTTTTGTTTTTCTTTTTTGTTTTCTACGACCACCTTTACGAGGAATACATTTTCTTTCTTTCATTTTTTTCTTCTTTCCTTTTGTTACATTACACTTCGGATCTTTTCTGCATAATTTTCCAGTTGATTTAATAAATTTTCCGTTATTATAAAAATTATGTACATCACAACCTTCGGTTCCTTTAATTACTACATCCAAAGGTTTGTTCTGAGTATTTTTCAAATTCAATCTACTTTCTAAAACATTTTGCGTAACCTTAAATTTTTTCTTAAGAATTTTTTTATTGTCCTCACAAGTTTTTTTACAATGTTCACCGGCTTCCCTCTCACACCTCTTTTTGACTTCATAATGACGTTTTGCTGCTGATTTTTCTCGTAAATGTTTGCAACTACCACGATTTCTCGGACCATATGAAGCAGTATCATCATCTACAAATGTTTGTTGTACTACTGGAGCAACTACAGGGGCAACTACTGGTTTTGGCTGTACTACTGGTTTTGGCTGTACTACTGATGGGAGGTTTTCTTTAATGATTTTTGCGCGTTTATTTGGATCGAAACATTGACTATTTACTTTAACTGTACTAATACCAGGGTTTTGCGCTCTCACAAGTTCACTGCATTGCTTCACAGCATCACCTCCCCTTTTCCTTCTAGTTTTCCTTTTATTTTTCCTACTGCGTTTTTTACCGCCATTCATTCTTGAATATTTATATCGTTTTGTAAAGCGAACCATATAAATATTGTTAAGATTTAAAAAAAATTTTATAAATTAATTATTTATTCTATATCAACATGAGTTAGCATATGTCTTCTACAACACATTTTGGTTAAATGTAATTTGTCTAAAACTTCTCCTTCTGGTGTCTTTTTGATATTATTTTCATCTAAATAAATATTTTCATCTAGAGACATTTCATTTTGTAGTTTAATTTTACGAACTTCTTTTACGTAAAATAAATATTTATCAGCAAGAACCATTCCGCATGTAAAACACTTAACTGGTATAATCATTATTATTTATACATATTTAAAATATAATATCTATAAATCAATTTTCATTAACAACTATTATTAAGTTTTTTTCCTGACGCAGGGCCATTTTGATAATAAAATTCTTCCCATGGAGACAACTTACCATCTTTTTTTTTAAAACATTTATCTTCTGGTCCTAAACTGCCTGAAACAATTCCTTTAGCATTTCCTTTTTGTGCTGCTATACATTTACTAATCTTTTCTGTTCCATCTTTTCCAGATGCCCAAACACAACTTCCTAATGCTATACATGTTGATTTTTTAATATTGGGATCGCTAAAATCCTTAACAGTATCTCCACAATATTTGTTATCATGCATTTGATTATTTGCGAGAGACTGTAAATCTCCCATTTTTTCTAAAACAACTACTTTTTCGGTTTTTAACTTGGGTTCTTCTAAATGAATGTTATTTATAGCATAAAATATTGTAATAGCAAAAAACATTATGGTCACTAATAATATTGGTAATAAGTTATTATATATAAATAATCCTGATGCTGTTAATAGGTCTACTGCCATATATAAAAACCCAATATTAAATATATAAGTTATTAATTTAAATTATATATTTACTTAACGGCGGCGCTTGCGGGAACGACGGCGTTTGCTCTTGCGGCGGCGCTTGGATTTACGGGACTTTCTACGGGATTTCTTGCTTTTGCGTTTCTTGCGCTTGCGTTTAGTCATGCGCTTGCGTTTACCACCCTTAGTAGCTTTAAGAGCGTGAATTCCACGAACTGGACCAGCAGCGTCCTTTTTAGCTGCGGCAATAGCTGCCTTAGCATCTGCGGCTCCTTTGCTAGCAATATCCTTTTGTTTCATAGCGGCTTTTTTGTATTTTTCCAAAGCAGACACTTGATTTGCGAGTGGTTTGGCGGCAAGACCTTTTACTTCCTTTTTCATAACATCAGCCCCTTTGCTCAACTTTTGTGCATCATTACGGCATTTTTTCATGCAACTAACTAAACCACCTCTGCGTTTGCGACTTCTTTTACGACTTCTATGTCTTCTTGATTTTACCATTATAAAATATAATAAGATAAAAATTATATTTTAATTGTTGCTAAAAATAACGCATTATTGTTCCATCAACTTATATCCTTCGGTTGTTTTCGTTTTTCTATGAATAATTTTATTTTTTGTTACTTTTTCGTGACACGGTTTACATATATTTGCTAAATTAGCTTCATGGTTTTTATGAAAATTTCCAATATAATTATTAACATCTGCTAATTCCTGGGGACTTAAATGATGAATATCAACACCATCATCACCACACATAAAACAAGCACCCTTTAATTTTTTACTATTATATTTGGATTTTTTACTTTTCAACTTATTGCGACTTTTTTTATGATAATGTTTATTGCGAAGAGCAAAAGCACCTTTTATAAATTCTTCAGGAAAATCAAAAGATTTACAAACTTCCAATCCATATTCAGTCATGCCATTTCCATCTTCAAGTTTTCTTGTATAAACTAATGTTCCATTAGGCAAACATTCTACAGACATATGTTTAACAGTCAAGTTCTTCATTTTTTTTATAGATGGCCAATTTAAGATATCGTGAAAGTGTGTAGCAAAAATATAAGTGCTTTTAGTTTTTTCAAGCCATAATAATGTTTTAGCAAATATACTATTAGCACTTCTATTTTCCGTTCCACTACAAACTTCATCGCCTAAAATTAAACTATTTTCATTGCTCATATTGATAATACTAGAACATTCACTCATTTCTACAGCAAAAGTAGATAAATTTTTAAAGAGATTATCATTTCCAATGATTCTAGTAAAAATAGCATCATATGGATAATATGTAAATGATCGTGCCGGAACAAACATTCCAGATTGTGCCAAAATAATAGCGATTCCTATACTTTTATTAATACTAGATTTTCCCACACCATTCGTCCCATAAATTAACATTCCGTGTTTTGTATCACCCAAAGACACATCATTAGGAATATACGTTTCGTTAGCGATGTGATTCAATATAGGATGGACTAAATCCTCGGCATCAAAATATGGTTTAGATTTTTTCCGTATAGTAGGTTTACAATAGTTTTCATTTTTAGACACAAATGATTTTGCTGTGATTACATCTAATAAACTAACATAATCAACAAAATTAAACATTTCTTTATCAAAATTCTTTAATTCTTCTACAAATATTTGATATACTCTTTTTAATATTTGCGATAAATCAGATTTTTTCTGCATATAAGTTTGACAAAATGATTTCATAACATTTCCTCCTAACATTTTATTAGTGCCCTTACATTTTTCATATTTAATATCATATTTTGTAATATTCTCTTTTTCTAATCCTACTTTTAAATGTGATGCACGAACAGCAGTTAAATATATATACATAGAACCACCCTCTGTTACATGAATTTTAGTCATATTTTCATTTATTTTACCTTTTCCTTCTCCTATATTTACATATTTATCAAATAATTTACATAAATCAAGTTTTTCTTTCTCAATAGCTTCAAATTTTTCAACAACTTCATCTAATACATCATTAACACCAATATTCATAAAATTAACTTCATATTTATTATTATTTAAGTCTTTACAGATATTCATATTAAGATTATCAGTTAATGTCTTCTTTAATTTTTCACATACGGTTAAAATATCAATATTAATATTATTTGTAATATAGGTATTAATAGTCTCGTCTTTTTCCAATTCTTGATGAATATTATAAATAGAATTTAAATTGTTAAAAAATTGATATAGTTCGATGGGTTCTACTTTTTGAAAAATAATTTTTCGATATAAATATTCAATATCCTTAATTTTACTTAATGTTTTTCGCAAATAACTATATGTATCCCAATTGGTTATAAAATATTCCATAATATCATATTGCTCTTGTAAATACTCTACGTTTGTAACTGGATGTAAAATTTTCTCTTTAAAAGACCTTCTCCCCATCGGGGTTTGGCACTTATTTACTAGTTTTTCAACGCTACTATATGGACCTTTAGATAAGTGGGTATCGACAATATTGAGCTGATTCAATGAATGATTAGCAAGATGTAAGTGTCCAACCCTGTTATCAAAAGTAGGCATATGTATTTTATCTGTTAATTTTGAATTATGATCATTAATAAAATTAAGTAAAAAACAAAGACTTTTAAGTGCTATAGGTCTTTCACCTAATGTGGAAGACTGTAAATAACTATCATAATCGGGTATATTAAAAAATTTACACATAATTTCTTCTTGATAAGTTTGATTTTCAGCATTAATTGCTTGTTGTGTAAATTCAGAATCTTCGTGTTGATTAATAAAATGTATTTTATTACAGTTAATACCTGAAAATTTTATTATTTCGTTCAATTTATTTTTATCTTTATAGTTATGAATAAATATAATTTCTTGTGGATTGTAAATGGAATTAAACCTTTCTAATTCATCAAAAACTACAGGATTATGAATATTTTGTTTTTTTTCTTCGTGATTAAATAACGTCAAATTTCCTGTATAAATATTTAAATTAGCACAACCAAATAGTAAAGAAGGAGTTCTGTTAAGGAAAGAACTATTACTTTGTAAAATACTATAACAGGCTATATTATTACAATCTTCACTTTCTAATTTATTATTTTTGAAGAAACAGCCAGGAGAAAAAATTTGTAATAATTTTCTGTCTTTTTTTTTTCCAACAGATTTATATTCATACCATACCGGAACAGTAAATCCACCATCAGTTAAAACACGAACCCATTTTTCAAGTAAATAATCAAAATTATTAAACCCAGCCATATAGACACCGCATTTTTTACCATTATATTCATATTGGATATGTTTATTAGCAACATTCATGTGTGTAAGTTTAATATATTCATCGAATTCAGATAATAAAAATTCATCTGTATCTGGGTCTTTAATGGTATAAATTTCATAAAAAGTTCCACTTTGCCAAAGTAATATAGTTTTTTTTCCATATTTTCCTACGTATTTTATCATTTCCTTGAAATATTGTGCTATCATACGAGTGTCTTCCTTTTTATTTTTATCCTTCATTTTTTCACCGATTGTTTTATTTGATACTTTTTTTTTTCTAGGCATCTTGTATATTTAATAAAGACACTTGATTTTTAAATACATTTTATTAATATATTAAACACCTCCATAATGTGGTGTATTTTCAAGATCAAAATACTTTTTATTGGTTTTACAAAAACATCGTGTAATAAGAGAAACTAAAAAAAAATAAGCACACGAAAAAATAAATTTAATAGAATTTACATTTGGTGTATAATCTATTCCAATCGGATTAACCCATACAATATATCCTAGAAAGGCGTTAGACAATACAAAGAAAATCCAGGCCATTATATAATCTAAATTACATTCACAACACGGTTTATGGAAAAAATCACTCATAATATATTTCATTAAGCTGGTATTTCTTTAGACCAATTATGTAATAATATTTCATCATTTTTATTATTTATATCTCCACTTAGATAAGCATTTTCATACATAGTTCTAAAAATATAATCAGGAGCAGTACTTCCTATTTTAATTAAATTATGTTTTTTTAAATAACTTTTAATTTCTTGAATAGGTTTCTTCTTTAAAACACTTACCTCTGTTTTAATAATTTTTCTAGTTTGTTTACTTTTTACTAATACACCTACTTTATTTCTTACTTTTCCAAGTGTAATTTTTCTTCGAATTCTTCTAGTTTTGATTTTTCTTGTTTTAGGTTTTTCTTTTTTCATCATATGTTTTAGATTTTCTAATTTTTCCTTACGATTATCAAAATCTATATTTTTATCAAAAGAAATACTAGCTAAATTAATAACAGGTTCACTCATAAACGAAGTGTCTTTTTGGTCAAAATTATTTGACGTATGAATTGGTATTGTTGATTTTTCAGGTTTCTCTCTTTTTAATGTTTTATTATATTGTCTAAATGTTGGTTTTGTTCCATTTTTTAAACAACCATATGGAGGAGGAGCTGGTTGTCGAAAACTACTTGGAGTATTTTCCAAAGACGATGATGTATTTATTGGAATAGAATTTCTTCTTTTCATAGTTTTATCTCGTTTCTTTTTCTTTTTTTTCTTTATATTTTTATCCAATTCTTGTAAATAATTCAATGTATCCTTAAAACTATCTCGAAATTCACTGTCTTGTTTTTCATCTTCTATTATTTCTTTTTCTTTTTCTTTTTTTTGATGGGCCTTAATTTTTTCGATAAGTTTTTTTTTTACATTATTGGGTTTCAGAGTATTAAGTGGTCGTTCTTTTCTTCTTTTCTTCTCTTTTTTTTTTTTTCTTTTTTCAATTT